GTTGGATTTAGGAGATGAACTGCGCTCAGATCAGTTCCCACTTCGATTGAACTCTCACGCCGCCAGGGTGTTGATTGAGAACGATTGGGGTGCCGCCAACCACAGTGACTTGCTTCATGAGAAGGTAGTGTTGAGTCATCCTCATTTCAAGGTTTTGAGGATTATTTTCTTTGTTCTGTTAGAGGAGATTCTAAGATGGTTTTCCCCTATACTTGTTTCGTTATTAATTGGAGGGCTGGAGCTGTATTTGACCGACAGCCTGATCAACTTTGTCATGCATGTTTTCTTAAGCGTGGTGACTCGTAGATTTGGGTTTGTACTGTCAGTGCTCATTCACCTTGGTTATAATTTGAAGTCCGCGGCGTCAAATAGACTAAGTTTATTTCAATCAATGACAAAGTCACGCAAGGTGGCTAAAAGACAACGAGTTAAAGGGCGATCACGCCAAAAGACTAACCGACGCAAGCGTACGCCTCTACATGAGATGGCGATGAGTATAGCTGATCCATGCGGCACCGAGTTCAAGGAAGGAATTTACCCGACAGTTGAGGGTATTGTTCAATCTTTCCAGACCCGTGTCGATATTGGACCGGCCAATAACAACACTTGTGGTTACATCCTTTGGGATCCTGCTTATACTTCTGATGAAGATTCACATTTTAATGCGATTCTTTTTACGACCAATGATATCATAACCCCACCTCTTAATACGGTAGTGGCACCACTCGGCACGGGCGCAGGCTCTGATGCTGCAGAGGGGCAGGCTGTCGTGGTTGGGGCTGCTAATTGGGCGGATCAAGGATCCATCGTCTCGGGTGTTAGAACCCACGCAGCGTGCTTGCAAATGCACTACTATGGACGTATGGACTCAAATTCAGGAGAGATTGGTTTTATCGAGAATTTGCCGGCAGAAGCTTTCATTAACGCAGGGTCTGGTTACCCTCCTACAGTACTGGAGATGATGCAGTACTGTACGAAGACCAAAAGAATCTCACTCGATGGGAATGAAGTGTGTTGGCGTCCTCATGAAGGAGCTGAATACTTCCGTAACACTGAAGAAGGGCCTATAACCCTTGGTGAACCTGGAACGAGCGCATCCTCCGAAAGTCCAAGAGCTAGTAACTTTGGGCCTAGGTTTATGGGTTTTGTTCTAAGGGACGTTGGTGACATTTCTGACTTTACCTTTTCATTTAGGCAAGTCGTGGAGTGGAAGCCAAAACTTCAGACGGGTCTCGTTTCTACGATTCCTCGGAACGTTCGCCCAGCTGGATATGTTGCTCAAGCACTCAAGTACTTGGATGACAATTATCCTGGTTGGACAACCTCACTCTTCAAAGCATCAGG